TCTATTTATAATGATACAGTATCTATTATAACCATCAATATCTAAGAAATGAAAATATAGATTATCTGTATTAAAGTTTGTTGGTGTCGATCCACCATCGAATACGGTAGCAGGATTTAGATTTGCAACATCTAAATAACAAGCACTGGATCCTGATTCTACCATATTCAATGGTGGTCTTTTTTCGACAGACCTCTCAATAGTAACTAAGCAGTTATCAATATTCTCAGCTTCGCTGGTTAATCTTTTTGTAGGTGCTTGTCTCCCTACTCCACCACTTAGGGTATTAATTGGAAGTCTTGTAAATGCCATTAGAACCTCGTTCTTGTAAAGTATGGATCATTGGATAGGATTCCTCTACGATCCACGGCTGACCGTGTACCAGGATCTCCACTCCAGAAAAGATTTCTACTTTTCTTATTTATATCAGAGGCTTTGCCTCTAGCCATGTGTATCATTTCTCTTTGGGCTAGTTGTTTATCTACATCTAGATCCCCTTGAGTTACCATTTGATATTGTCTTGCTGCAGTTTCCATGATACCTCGTTGAAGAGCAGAATCAATATCATCCCAACCATAATTACTAGCTTCATTACCTAATGTTACAATAACTTCTACGTCTAATTCTTCCGTAAAAACGTCTGTTTGCTTGGTGATGTTGAACAACCTTGCAGGACTGGACTTAATTGTAGTTTGGATCACCTCCCCCGTCGTAGGATCGAACAGAGGTTCAACATTCTGGGCATAGCAAGCATCAGAAGGAAGCATTATCTTACCATTAACATCAGGAGCAATTGTGAGAATAAATCTATTATTTGCTATTCCCCTAAATACTGCGGACTTAATGGCTTGCTTCAGGATGAACTGTGCAACGCTGGTATCTACACCAGCGTCTGTTACTAAATCATTAATTATGTGTTCTCCTGAAGTCAGTAACATATGGTTAATAGCATCTGTATAGCTATATAACCCCATTACTTTCCTCCCTTCTTTCCATATGGAACTAACTTGTTAAGTAATTCTTGGCGTTTTTGGCAACCACAATCTTCTGTTTTTTTGAAACCAAGTTTGTTTACCACCTTAGCTACCGTATCGCCAAGACCTTTAGAATGTGAAATTGGATTAAATGGTTTCATAACTCTCCTTGCGAAAAAAATACCTAGGGGGCCTTTCGACCCCCTAGGTACAAATATCAAAATGTAATTAGCTAACGCTAGGATTAGGCTGCTGGAACAGCATAAGTTCCTTGAATTACGCCGCAGAGTTCTGGGCGTAGTACACCAGCACCAGCCATGATGGAGCTTACAGTGAAGTAAGTACCACGACGAACATCCTTAACTGACTCAACCTTCATACCCTGAAGACGGAGTGAGCATACAGATGACTTCTGCCAGATAAGAGCCTTAACTGGAATCATAGCAGCGCCGATAACTGGAGCACCAGTAGCAGCAACTACAGCAGTTTCATTTGCTTCAGTACCGTTATACCAGTTAAAGTTATACTTAGCATCGCCAAGATCAGTAATTACTGATACTCTATCTCCAGTGGAGGCCTGAGCATATTGACCAGTTGCAGTATTAATACCTGTTCTTACAACGTTGGCAGTACCTGTACCACCATCAGTAATAATACCAGACTGAACCTTAGCATGATCAAGTTGTTCAAGGTGATTGCTCTTAATGATCTTAACACCCATGTACTCAAGAGCTTCGGTAATACCGAACATATTTTGGTTAAGTGGAGCACCAAGACCACCAGCTTCGGCTACACCACCGAAGAATGGACGACCAGCACCACCAACTAGACCAGTAGCATCACGAGCAATACCAAGAGCACGGATGTCATGGAAAGCTTGTGGAGTTACAGCACAATAAACGTCACCAAGAGTTGCGTCGATTTCTGATAGACGAACCATGTAACGCTCTAGATAATCTAGAAGAAGTAAAGCAGCGTCTGTTCTTTCGGTTGTGGTAGCACCACGAAGACCTAATAGATTAAACTTAGCATCAGCTGGAAGAATACCACCAGCATCAGCATGATTCATACCAGCAAGGTTATTACCTCTGATGTTATTGAGTGGATGTCTAGCAGCAGTAAATGCAGCCTTAGCAATCATGCAAGCAATTTGCTTATCACGAATATAGCTAAGTTGTAGACCAGCTTGACGAGCTAACTCAGCGCGATAATCCCACTGAGTAAGCATGAGGTGAATATCGTCAAGTTCAAAGAATGCAGCCATTGGTCTTTCATCTAGTGAGATGTCGAACCAACCTGGAGTTGAGATGGTAGAATCACCAAGAAGCTCAATACCAGCATTCCACTTACCAATGTGACCTACAGTACCAGTTACTGGGAAACGCTTAGTTGTTCCTGAAGTAATAGTTTCAGTGGTTACAAGTGGTTCAAAAATATTATATGAATCATAAGCATTGATTACTTCGCCTGACCAAATAGGAAGCCAGTAATTTGGATCAGAAGCACCAGATACAGATGGAATAGAACTTGTTGAAGCCGCTGAACCACCATCTGGCCATGAACCGACACTTGTACCTACTGGAAAGATTGGGTCAACATTGTGACCTGTTTCACTTGGACCTAAAGCCATATTTGTTTCTCCTTATATAGAAACTCTCTATTATATTAAAATTTTAAAACGAAGGAGAAACCCTTAATTATTCCGTGTCCTAGTAAGAAAATTATATTAATATTTCTTACAGGATTGTACGGAGTTAACGATTTCTATAACCGTAACGAGATGAATTAATAACCATTGCTTCTACTGCTTTTCTGTAGTTAGTATCAACGCGATACCTTGGATCTCTTAAAGCAGCTTGTTGTTCGGCAAAGTTTTTAAATACCTGTACGGATTGTGGAACCTGTGAAGGATTGACCCGATTATCCATTGGCTTAGGTTCCTTTGTAGTAGCCTTTGGTGGGTTTTGTTGCTCAAATCTAGCCTTAAGTCCCAGGAGGACATTCTTATAGGCATTAGTTTGTAGAGCACGATTAGTAGCTGCAACTTCTTCAGCTGTTAGATTATCTTGGGCCCATTTAAACATGCGTTTAAGGTTATCATTGCCTCCGACAACCGAAGCAGCATCATCCCAAGATTGCTTAGCTAAAGCCTTGCGGCCTTTAATCATCTGCTCAATAATTACTTCATCAGCACCCATCTTATCCTGGATTTCCTTACGAGTAGCAGCACTTACGGCACCCGTTGAGTCAATTTCTTTGCCCCAACGAAGCCAATCTTCTGAGCTAACCTTAGTTGTAGATCCAGATTGAGGAATAGGTGGTGGTGTAATCTTGAGGTCCTCAGGAATACCTGATAGATCCTCGACTGGTTCAGGACGAGCCTGAGCAACTGGAGGTGAGTCCTGATATCCAGGATTAGTCACCCCATTTTGATTGTATTGCTTCTTTAACGAAGCGATTTCCTGTCTTGCCTGAGTGAATCCTTTACGGGCTTCTACTAGGCTATTGAACCAATCATCAGCTGACCTGAAGTTACTAGGAATCTTTTGTCCTTGATCCTGAACGTACTTCATGAACATTGCACGTTCATGGACAATTTGTGGATTTTCAGTCTGAACTGGTGTGGCTAATTGTGGCTGAGTCTCGACAGGCTGAGATTGTTCAGCATTATTAATTTCTGGCATTTAAATATCTCTCCTTTAAGATTATTCGTTACTTGGAACGAGTCTTAGGTTTCTTTATTTGATTTGGTTTCTTAGTATCTGGTCTAGGACCAGTCCGATTTTTAACATAATCTAATTCTTCTTTAGTTGTAGTACGAATTTTCATTTCTTCTTAACTTTCTTACCAGTCTTTTTCTTAGCTGGTTTCTTCTTCTTTGGCATTGGTTCTTCTGGTGGCATTGGCATTTGAGCACCCATACCCATCTGTGATTCCATCATACCAGGACCATAGCCAGTTGGCATACCCATACCCATTTGTGGCATTCTACTCATTATAGCCTCATTTCTTAAGTTTGTTAAAAATAACTCTACCAGATTTATGTAGATTTGATTCAAAAGCAGAAAGAGTTCCAGTTGTAGAATCAATTGAAGGACTACCTACAAGATAGTCTAAAGTTCCACCATCTTCATTACTTGAAGTAGTTACTAGATTATATGAATTATTATCTAGATTATTAGCATCAGTTAATAAAGTAGTTGAAGTTCCATTTTGTACTAAAGTAATATCACCAAGATTCAGTGCACCAGCATTTGATGGAGTAGCAACTAAAGCCGATAGTTTATTATTTTTTTGTGAAGTTGCTCTAGCATTTAGACCAACACTAGATAAAGAACCTCTAGTTCCTAGTGATGTAAAATCTACAAATGCTCCTAAAGCTAATGCATAGGCTTGTTGAATTGTTATATTAGCCATGTATTATTCCTTTATTTTAATTTTTTAAGAAGTTGAACACCAGTATTATGATACTGAGTTTCAGTAGTAGTAATTTCTGTATTGGTATCTTCAAAATTATTATATGCAAATTCATTACCAGCTGAGAATACAACACTTCCAGTTGTTGCATGAAAAGCACTGTCAGTTGCACCTCTATGTCCAACTACTGTAAACTGAGTAGAACTAGAAATTGTTTGAATAAATACACCCACTGGTTGTGTTATAGAACTAGCAAAGGCTCCAGTACCACTTGTTTTAGTTATTCTCATACCAGGAGATAATCCAGTAGTATTTCCACCACCAGTTAAAGTAACAGTATTTTGACCAGCAGTTAGGGTTGCGGTTAAACCAGTCTTACCACCCCAAAATTCTCTCCATGTTGCCAATTCTTCTACATAAATTATAGCTGAACCTTCTTGAAAAGTTCCTGAAACGCTTCCTTTGATTGCCATAACACAAGCATACATACCATTCAAAGTAGTAAAATTCATATGAACAGAACCAGGATTACTGTTTGTTGGAATAGAAAGTAAATCTTTAGTAGCAACAGGAGTATTCATATCATCTATAAACCAAGTAACAACAGAATTATTATAGTTTATTTTTAGTCTATGAGAACTAAAAGGTGAAACATCAGTATTAAAACTAAAGATTATATCTGGACTATCTATCTCATTTGAATCTATATATACAGCATGCCAAGTATATCTACCTGTACCAGTATTAAATATAGGCATAAAACCAATACCATGAGTAGCTCCAACAATTATTGGAAGCGTTGTATTACTTGCTAAAGTACCTTGACTATGCGCATATCTCCATCCAACAAATGTAGTAAATGTTGTCATTCGTTCTGAATCAAGTGTATTAGGAGTTACACATAAAGTATTAAAATCAACAAAACCTTTATAATAAAATGTTGTGTTAACTTTATCCCAAGGACATAACCAACCAACCACTGAAGATATTCCAGTAGTACTACCATTTCTAGTAAATGTAGTATCGTGTATTAAACTTCTAGTTAAACCTGTTGTTTGTGGGCCAGATGCAACCTTAAGCATTTTTCCCATTAGTGTTACTGTACCAGCAGTTGGACTACCGCCATGTACTTGAGTCTGAATCCAATTACCAAGTGTTCGTCCATCAGACCAACGCATTGCACTGTCTACAAGATTTCCACCAGTTTTATATACTAACTTAGAATCATCTACTGTAGTACTTGATGCAAGAGTATAGAATACTGCTGCTGAATTAATTAAATTTGGTACTGAATTATTAAGAACAAATGATGGTTGATTTAATCTAATTGCTGTTGTTGTACTTAATAAAGTTTTTAAATCAATCCCAGGAAATTTTGCTGGAAAACTATAATTAGCACCTTTAGCAATTGCTAATGCTTGAGGAAATGAAATAGCTGGCATATAATCTCCTTATGATTTTTGATAATCAAACTCAACTAAACCATCTACAAGTGTTGCAGCATTTGGTACCAGTGCTGAGATATATAGATTAGTATAAGTATCAAAAGGACATGCTGCAGCTGTTGCTGCACTTAATCCTTGTTTTGTAATAAATTCATTGATTAATGTTGATCTACTTACATATACTCTTATAGGTGTATTAAGTGGAAGTAAGATAAAAGTTTGCCATTGATTTAATGAAACATCTTCATATGTAATTTGAAAACGAGCAACATTACCTTTTCTAGAAGTAGTGGCATCATTTACAGTATACATGAAATATTTAGAACTTGGTATTGTTGTTCCAAATCCAGAAAAAATAGTAGGAGGTTTTCCACTGGTAAATGTAATAGCAGTTCCAAATTCATTAACTAAACCTGGATTTCCACCTGTTATTAGACCACTGACAGTAGTTGCAAAGACGTGTTTAGTTGGTTGTAATTTATAAAAAATCATTGTAACCACCTAAAAAAAGATACTTGTGTAATTGTAGAAGTTACTGTACCAACCGTACCAGTCCATAGTACACCAGTTCCTGGAATTATATTTGAATATAGTCTAACAAATCTTCCTGTTGGAATAACGGTAACTTGTAAAGACTGACCAGTTGCAGTTTTAAAAGCAAGAATACCAGCTTCATTTACAACATCTGTTGCTGTAGTTCCAGTTACTGCAACAATATGAGTAGTTCCAAGTGGAACAGCAGTATCTGATGCAGTTACAGTAACATGTCCAAGAAATTCAAACTTACCATTTTCTGGTATCATTTCTTACCTCCACATCCACAAGACATTTTAGGTTTCTTCTTAGTTGTTGATTTTTTCTTAGCCATAGTAATCTCCCTTTTATTAAATATTAAAATAAAAAACTAGGGACGGTCGTTAGACCATCCCCAGTGTATTAGCACTTCTTGCCTGACTTCATCTTTGGTGCAGCCTTCTTAGCGGCTGGCTTCTTCATTGGTTTCTTCTTCATAAGTCTATCCTCCTTTCATTGATTCTAACTCCTAGGTTATTTGTTAAAACTCTTTAGGGTCTTTGCTAGGTTGCATTGTCTCTTGCTTTGAGTAGATAGTTTACTCTTGGCGCAGTAAGCCGAGATAGACTTACCAGCTGCCTTAGCCTTCTTTGTCAAGGCTCCAGGATGCTTAATAGCACCCTTGATCCAATTTTTCTTGCTTGCCATATTATTTCTCCTTAGTGTGGGGTTTCAATACTAAATGAAAGAGCATGTACTGCTAATGCTGTTGCTGAAAGGTTATTTCCACGCCACATGTGAGGTACAAATTGAGTAGTATTTACAGGAATATTTGCACCACTCATAGTACCAGATATCTCTGTATTTGAACCTGAATCAGCATAGACCTTCATATAATAATAAAGATTAGAATCATTAGGAGCACAGTATAAACAGAATTCAATTATATCAACAAGATTAGCAGTAACTCCAGTTGAAATTGTTGTAGCAGCGGCTGTTCCATTTCTATGGCAAATTTGATAAACCAAGGAACCATCAGCTAATACTAAACCAACTTGATTTCTCATGGTATTATCTGTAGTAGTTCTAGGATTTTGAGTAACTACAAGTGCTGGGGCTGCTGTAGAATCATTTAATCCAACAAACAGTGTACCACCAGCTGTTAATACAGCATCTCCTATTCCGAATTTCCATATACAAAAGAAACCACCACGACCAGCAGCATTTCCTCTCCAACACTGAGCAACAGATGCTCTCCATCCTGTAGCCGATCCAGCTGTGGTTGATGTTAGATAGGATTGTCTACGACTACCACCAAGTATTGAAGTAGTTGTTAAAGCTACAGCGCCACCAGCAGTACCAGCCGTACCTACGCTAGTCGTAGTAATTACCATTCCATTGGTAGTTGCTGCAGTATTGGTATTACCATTGAAGTTAAACTGAGTAAATTTATTTCTAGCAATACATGTCTGTAGGTTTGTAGACCAACCTGATGAATCTACGAATGCTGGAAGATCTCTTTGACCAAAATCTTTAGCATACATGATAATCGAATCTACTGGTGCTGTTGTTGGTTCTGAAGATGGTTTCACTAACTCTAGATTATTAGAATTAATCTTAACATTGGTTGCTCCTGCAAATGCACTGGCATTGTTATATTGTACTTGACCTGTTGATCCACCTGGGGTAGTTGCTGTAACTGTTGAAGTTAAAGTTCCACCTGTTAATGACAAACCAGAACCCACTGTAATTTCTTCTGTAGATCCTGCACCAGCGGTTGATCTACCAAGCAATCTATTATTGGTAGAGATATTTTGCATCTTAGTATAAGTAACGGCTTGATTATCAATGGTCCATGTACTACCAGCAGGAGAACCAGATAATGTTATATCTCCTTTATCTCCATTGGATAATAGTCTTGCATCATTACCTTCACAGAATGTACCAGCAGTTGTACTGAATGTACCTGTTGTTAGTACACCAGAAGTAGTTGTTATAATAGGCAATCCAGAGGTAGATCCAATTGCTCCTGCATTTGTAATATTGCCATGCGTATGGCTAGCAGCGGCTATACCAGCTGATGATAGTGATTTATTTTCCCATCTTGAATTGGCATTTGTCCATTGTAATACATCGTTATTACTTGGATTCGATGGAATATAAACATCGGATAACTCTGATAATTCATTATAGTTATGAATCTTAACAAAGATAGATCCTGCACCACCACCAGCTACTTTAACAACCCAACCAACAAATGTACCGTGATTGGGTGCACTGGGTATACTATTGATTCTCCATGCACCAGCCGTAGTTTCAGATAGATATATCCTATCTCCAGCAGTATATCCAGTTGTAGTAAGTTGAGTTAGTAAGCCATAAGTAACAATATATCCATCACTACCTGTAATTATATTTTCAGCAGCAACACCAACTGTAGGAGCCGAAGTGGCTTCGGCATCTGCCTTAGCTTTAGCTACTAGCAATCTATCTGTACCATGCGAACCAGATACATAAACAATCTCTCCTTTGACAATGTTTGTACCCGAACTATTATGAACACGTTGATAAACTGAAGTACCTAGAGGAGCATGGATTGTTGAGGATAATTGATATACAATGCCATTGTGATCTGGATCCCAAGCAAGTTCTCCCATGCTAAGTGTAGGAGAAGTTCCACCCATAATAAAGGTTATCTTATCTACGGTTGCCTGAGATACTATAATGGCGCTTGGTAGACCTATAGTAATTACAGAACCTACTGTTGTGACTTCTACTTCGTTTGCAGTACCAACTACAGTTGTTCCAGGTGATAAAACTCCAGTATCTTTTAACTTAAGACTAAAAAAATCAAGCAAAAAAGATATATCTTCTGTTGGAAGTGCAGTTGTATTTTCAAAACGAACACCACAAGTTAAATAACCAGTAGGAACATTAGTTGAAAGTACTACTTCTGTTCCTCCATTGATTGTAAATCCTACACTTGTAGAAGTTTTCTTTTGAATTTTAATTGTATACCAAGTATTATTAGCTAATGCTGTAGTTGCTCCCGTTGCTGTTGTACCATCATTAACAGTAGGAACCCAATTAGCTCCTTTAGTTCCATTTAAAAAAATACCTTGAGAGGGTGCATCTACATCATCAAACAAACCTAATTTTATATTATAATTATCCGTTGGACTTTCTGTTTTAATAATAAAATAAACTATATTAAAATCTGCAAAAGAAAATGAATTAGTTCCTGGACTATTAACTAAAGATAATATTCCGTATGTATTAGCTTGTGGTAAAACAACCTGAACTATACCAATATGGTTTGTTTCTGAGGCTGCTTCAAAAACCTGTAAACTTGATGGAGTTAATACTTGGCTACTGGTTGGTCGAGGAGAACCAAAGAATGGATAAGGCATTACCGTACCAGATTCATCACCATTACCCTGATTAAGAAAATTATCCCAAATTAGTATAGGTTGATCTGGATCAGTTGGGTCAATACCTCCACCACCACCAGATGGATTATTTTCAAGTTCAGTAATTCTAGATTCCCATGAGGTAGGATCTAAACTATTTGCTTGAAAGTTTACATAGTTAGTTACAGATTCATTTAATGTTGTAGTTGTATTCAATTGAGTTTGAATACCATGAATAGTTGTGGTGGTATTATTAATAAAAGTATTTAAAGTAGTATTAGTATTATTGTCTACTGAGGTAGTAATACTTTGTAGTCTTTGGGCTTCTCGTCTAGCATGGGCAGATTGTTTTCTACTAGTCATCCCTTACACTTTCTACCTTTGGGACAAGGTGTTTTAGAACCACTAGGCCCAGCCCAAAGATTCTTACAGGCCCAGTATCTAGCTGTTAGTTTATTATCTGCAGAGTCGCAATGATGCCGTGCTTTGAAAGACTTACGAGCTTCCGAACTATAGTTGTTACCATAACCTGTTGCTCCAAAATGAATGATCTTTTCTTGTCCATTAGCACACGCCTTAACCATCTTCTTCTTTCCAGGAGAAGTTGATTTTCTAGGTTGATTACATGGCATTGATTTCTTATCTACTCGCTTAGCCATTTGGCATCCCTCCTTGTCCTAGCATTTGCATGGCCTGTTGACTGATTTCTGGTGGAATATTTGCACCACCAGTTTGCATTAGATCCTGTTGAGCAGCACCGCCCATAGCCTGAGCAGCGGCTCCTGCAAACATCTTCTGCATCTCCATTTGTTGTTGTTGTTTAGCCATTTCCATCTTTTCTTTTTGGATCTCTTGAGCTGAACGTACCCAATTATTAGCATCAAAACCCATAGCCGTGATCAGGGCTCTAGCATAAGCTTCCCACTTAAAGGAAGAAGCAGCCTCTGGTGGAAGATTGCGAACCATTTCACCCATCTGGAGTAACTTGGTGATGTCTGATTCACGGCTAAGGGATTGAAGACCAGTAAGGATTTCGATATTAAGTATACCGTTTTCCTCATTAAATTGATCTGCCATACGTTGGTCGATTTCATTATTTTCAATCATTAAATAGATGGTTCGTTGGATAATAGGAACCATAAAGTCTCTAGCAATTGCAGAGAATGTACCACCTAGGATTGTTTCTAGTTCATTACCTACGGCTCGGACGGCTGTAGCTGTTACACGATCTCCAGTAGGCATAGCAGCTGTTTGTAATAGGAATCCTTGTCCTACTTCTTTACGCATATTGTCAACCGCAGCCGCACAAGCCTGTAGTTGTGGATTGATTGTTTCACCTGGTGTAATGACAAATACATCTTGCTTTCTTGCACCTACCCATTGACCATTAGTAGCTACAGAAAGATCATCAATTTCAGTAATGCCAGCTGGATCAACACCCATAAAGAATGTAGAACCAGCAGCCATACCTTGAATCATTGCACGACTATATGATTCCAGTGTTCTGATATCTGAGTATATATCCTCGACATGGCTACGTCCATAATCTTCGCCAGCAATACTAGCCCAGCGCAGTATAATATAAGGAAGAACAGAATAATAACCTCTGTCGATAATTTCTCCGTCCAGTTCTTTTTCAACTTCCCATGTTTCATCTTCTGTTTGGAAGACTCTAACGTATACTGTTTTAAAACCTGTTTGTTTTTCTTCCCCCGCAATGAAATCATAGGCACTTGCTGGCTCCTCGTTAGATGGTGAAATGAATTCTAGATAGATGAACTCTTTTACCGATCCATTTACATCTCGACGCACAACAAATTGATCTAGACGGATGACTCGGAATGAGAAGTCGTTCTCCATTACAATCAATACATCACCCACAACAATTAAATGTTGCATGGCTAGATATGAGATTTCTCTAAGGTTATTTGAAATTAACTTGTGATATACCTGAAAAGAAAGTTTATTAAGGTATTCAGCAATTTCTGGGGTAGGCTCACGACCATTCTTAAGACCAAAGGAGAAGAATGGTGTGTCATTTAGCGGAATAAGTACACTAAGGATTTTACTTGCCAGCGAAGTAACACCCCTTGATTGTACAGAAGAGTATGTCTGAAAAAGATTATCCTCTCCACTGATGGATTGATAAGGCAATAGAGTTGGTACAGTTAAAGCTGAGCAAGCACGAGACTTGTTTAATTTAGATTCTCGTTTTGCATTAAGCGTCCACCATCGGTCTTTAATAGTCTTTTCAGAATTCATTTTCTCTCCTTAGATTGGTCTACCTTCTTTTTCGTAATCAGGTCGTTCAATTGTAGGCATAGCTAAATTGAAACCGCCACCAAATTCCGTTGTATCTTTTTTAGTTTGGCCAGTCATTTCTTGGAATAAATTAGCCTCTTGTTGTTGTTTCTTTACTAGAGACTCTTCTTTACTGGCTGCCGCTTCCTGTCTACGGAGATATTCTAATTGACGTTCTCTATCGCGTTCAGCACGCATACGATCTTCGGCTTCTCGTTGATAACGTTGTTGTAGCTCCATCTGCCGTTGCATCATTTCTTCTTGTTGACGCATATATCCAGCTGAGTCCATTCTAGTACTACCACCACCAGCTTTACCGCCCATTAGTCACTCTCCTTTCTTGCTGTTCAAATAGAACCTTTAGTTTAGCAACTACTTCTAATTGACCAGCCTTAAAACCTCGTTCATAATCCTTTAGTTTTAAGTCGCTTGGGTTTAATTGAATTGTCTTCTCCAGGTACTGGATCAGATCCTTCGACAACTGTAGGCTGTCTTTCATGTAGTTTTTCCAGTGTAATTGAATTTATATAAGATAAACAAAGGGAAAGGTTAGGGTCCTTTATGGACCCCTCCTTCCACTTCTTTAGTAGAATTTCAAGCTTGTTCATTATTCTTCACCATTATATTCAAATGAAAGTTCTTCTCTCCTGGAGCAATCTTTTGTTCGATGAGTTCGTTCTTAAGATTGTCTAGGAAAATATTCACCATGTTTAAATTGTTAAATCCTACATCCAACGTGGCATTGGATAGCTTAACTAATTTAATAGTTTCGGCTAACGCCAAGTCCATATCGTACTCAGATTCAACAAATAAATGGGACATATTAAACTCCTTAGGTTAGCTCACAACCATTAGCTGTACAGGCTAAGGTTCTAGCATTAGTGGTTGTATCTTCCATCTCGTACTGAGAGAGAAGACTGAAATCAACAATAGATGGCATTTGCTCATCTAATTTATTAAACTCTTCTTCGGAAATCGCTTCGAATGGAGCTTGCTGATATACATGGTTATCCTTCGGCAAGAAAGAAATGCCGCTGACGGCATTCCAATGTTGCCATAACCAACCACCAACATGCAGAAACTCATTATCTGTATAGTTAACAGTAATGCTAGGCTTGTGATCACAATACCACACTTGATATGCTAACCATAGATTAAGATGTCCAATAGCATTGATCTGTTCTTCTGTAATTCCAAAATCAGCTTTGATTGGGAATGAAAACACAAGAGTATGTTCTGGTTTCATTACACAATTCTCATGTGGAATGCCAGAATCAATCATGAATTTTGCCATTGGCGAGTGTTTATCCATACGAATCCGTCGAATATAAAACTTGCTATAGCGAGGATGCAGCCCTGAGGCTGTACCAGCTACAC